GGCTAGAGACACCTCTGATGGGGTCATTGAGTGCTTTACCAAGCAGTTTGGCGTTGGTTACGCCGTCCCCACCGAATGTGGCAGCAAGGTCAAATGCGAGGACGGTAGCCTCGTCAAAAGCACCACCCATCTGGTCGGCAGTCTTGGCAAGGTTCTTGAATGTAAGAAGTACCGTCTGTGTTTGCTTGATAAGGTCATCATCTACAGCAATGGCTTTTTCTGTTGCAAAAGCAAACTCTTGGAGCCTTAATACAACGTCGTCAGTTGCTTTGCCGAATAGACGCATTTGTTTTGTGGTGTTAGCGAGGCGAGCATCGATGGCTCCAGCCGCATCTGCTGCGTTGATAGCGTCAATGGTAAAACGACCAACCACAATGGCGAGGCTGGTAAAGACTGCCAGACCGACAGTGTTGACACGGCGAAGGTTGTCGGAAAAGCGACGAAGAGTGCGGTCAGTTCCACCCATTGCAGAGTTAAAACGTCTGGTGTCTGCCAGTACGCTAACGATGACTGTTTGACCTGCCATACTCTTTCACCTTCTTCCTAAATTCTAGCCCTGCCCCACCCACCAGCGAGGGAGTGGGTGAGGAGGGTGCTTATTTCTTATTCTTCTTGTTGTGCTCTTTGATAAGAGCCTCTCGCTCATAGAAGGTAAGACTTCTGTATTCTGTTGGAGAGAGTCCCATATGTACTACAAAAGCAGCCATATCCTGTGCTCTCTCCTTCGTTATTTTACTGCTTCAGCCTCTTCGTCGGACACACCAATAAGGGTAGAGATGTCGTCCATCGTGAGTGCTTCAGCCTCAAGTTTTGTGTACTTGGGGTTCTCACGCTTGTTAATGACATAGGCAAGAGCCACAAGGAGTTTTCCTTTAGGCTTGCTGTCATCGCTGAGTGCTGCTATGGGAAGTCCAGCCATATCTTCGACTGTGGCTACTTCTCCGAGTGTAAGTTTGTTGATATCCATTTGAGATACCTCGCTTTCGTTAAATTAGGTTGTTTTTGCGGAGGATGTCGTCAATACCATCTTCCAGTTTTGCGAACACATCCCCACGTTCTATCTGTAGTGCTTCGAGAAGGAACGGGCGTGGTTCGATGTTGCGGGCTGGGTATCCGTAGTGAATGATGGGTGCATAGGGAACCTGTGCTCCACCAGAACGGACTACAGCCTTAGTTTTACCTCGCCCAGCACGGATGCTGTCACGAAGTCGACCCGTAAGTACAGGAGGCAGAGCAGCACGGACAACCAACATACCAATGTCAAACATCAGTTGCTTCATATCCGTACTGTCTGCTCCTGCCTTTTCGAGTGCTCTGGCAGTTCTAGCAAGACCAGTAGTGCGTACAGAGACTCCCCTGTAACGCTCTACAACATCTTGCGTGGTAGCCATAGTTAGGCAATAACCTTAGTAGGTTCTTCCTGGCAGTCCATACGGAAGTCGAAGGTGAACTCGTTAGTAGTTCCTGCTTCTCCACCGACTGCTGGCTTCGCAGGAATTTTGACAGTTCCTTCGAAATGCGGTTCGTTTGCCGTGGGTGTGGTGTTCCCGTGAGGGGCATACACGTAGTCCACGATGTCTCCAGTGTTGCTCCAGAGGTAGTCCCAGAACGAGTCTTCTTCAGTCGACTGAATTGCGGAACCTTCGAGGTAGAACTGACGTGCTCCACCGAGTGAAGCGTCTTCAAAGGTGGTGACCCCTGCAGCGGCTTCTTCATTGTTGAGTGTCACAGCGGTTACGTCTGCCCAATAGTCGACGGCAGGAGTACCCAGAGTGAGTTTAAGGGCTGAACCCTTGATGCGAATGCTTGACATTATTTATGTCTCCTTAAATTAGAATTTGGCGACTGTTGAGCAGGTTATGCTTACAGTCAAGTACTGTGTACCGTTGGCTTCGAGGGCATACGGTTGTGAGACTCCCAGAACCGAATAACCTGCGTTCACCAGAGTGATAACGACATCCTCTATCTTCTCATCCAGTTCCGCTGTCACCTTGTCGTTAGCAGAGGTCTGCATTGACAGTTCAAGACTAAAGTTAAGAGCATACGAACCGAAAGTAATGTCATCGGTGATGTACGGACTCGAAGTATTGATAGTGATACACGGAGGGGTTGGACGAGCAGCAATATACGGATAAACAGTGCAGATACCACCAAGCAACGAAACGAGTTCCGTCTTCTTGTCTGATATTGCACCCATTAGCCGATACCTCCCAGTCCCACGTAGGGACGGAGAAGAGGGTACACGCCCTGAAGGGGGTCTCGTGCGACACGGATGGCAGAACCATCGAATGAGGCAAACTGTGAGACCCCCATCGGAGCGGAACGTCTGTGGAACAACTCTGAACCTGCTTCGATGTAACAGCGTGTTCGGACCGCAGTTGGCACATCGTTGTTACCGATAAAGGTGTCAACGTGTGCTACTGCTTCGTCCCAGCACTGTTCCACGTAGGTGTCGTCAAGGTCTGACGCACCAACGAAGGTTTTGAGAAGTTCGTAGGACATTAGTCGAATTCAACTCCGACAACACCCGTGGGGATGATGCTTGCGACTGCGGAGTACATATACACCGAGAAGTCACGTGAGAGGTTGATGATGTTATCTGCCTGAAGGCGAACGACACCAGAGGTGAACTCCGAAATGGCTCCAGCGTTGTAGAAGGAGGCAACGCCATTGGCGAGACCTGCATCCATAACGACGGGGACGTTGGCAACCGAACCACGAAGGGTACGGACGTTCAACTGTCCAACGTTGTTAACTCCAGCACCTTCGACGAGGAAGACGGGGCGACCATCGGCTGCTTCGAGAGCCATAAGACCCTTAAAGACATCCTTTGCAACGATGAGACCATCGAGGGTGAGACCCTGTGCATCGTACTTAGCCGATGCGTCGATGATAGCGTCAAGCCAGTCACCATAGTCTGCACCAGCGGCGGGGACTACGACCTTGTTGCCAGCGGCAATTTGGTCTGCAACTTCGTCCTCAAAGTGAGCACGGAACACGGTGTTCAATGCCTTACCAGCGGCGATAGCCATTGCACGGAGGCTGTGGTCAACCATATTGACCGAAGCACGTTCAATTTCCTGACGGCTCAAAGTGGTGTAACCACCGTAAGTCTTGACAGGAGCGGTACGGCTCGTGACGGAGACGAGACCGAAGGAGAGGTCATCGCCCTCTGCGGTCTGGATGTCAACATCAATGGTGTTGGTGTCAAGTTCAGCGAACTCGATGTTGTTGCCTTCTGCGGGAAGAGTTCCACGGCTGAAGAGCGAACGGAGAATAGCAGCCTCATCGACGATGCGAGTAAGGTCTCCAATGTAGCCGTCGAAGATAACTGCATCTGCAGTCGTTCCTCCAGCGTACACACGCTCAAGAGTGTTGTCGTTTCCTGCAACATAGGACTTGAGAATTTCACCAGCGGAGCGGGTCTCAACGACCTCTTCTACTGATGCAGGGGTGGTAGCGAGTACTTCGAACTTACGTTCGAGAGTCTCAACAGCGTCACGGACTTCCTGAAGGTCCAACGCCTCGTTTGAAACAGTGTTTTCTGACACGGTTTGCTCCTTAGATGGGTTTACTTGGTCTGTGTGGACCTGTGGGTTTTCCGACTCCGAACGAACAGAAAGTACTTCTGCTCCTGCGTAGGCGGGCTGTGACACTAAAGAAACCTCTACGAGACGAACCTTGGTTCGCTCAAGGATGTTTCCTGGTGCTACACGGTGCTCTACTGGCAAGAAGCCAATAGAAAACTTGCGGATGGTTCCGTCTTTAACCAACTCGTAGACATCGTTGCCCTTGCTGGTTTCCGAGATGTAAGCACGGACAAGATAGCCGTCCTTTGTGCTCTCTCCAGAAGTTACACGTCCGATGGGGATGTCTTTGTCGTGGTTGTAGTAAAGGTGTACGTCGCCTTCCCAAGACTCAACAGAGTCAGGGGCAAAGCGTTCCAGAAGACCGTTCTCTACTTTTCCACGGGAGTTTTCTCCCCACGGAATAGCAATTCCCTCTACGGTACGAGTCTCGTCGTTCATAGAGCGGATAACTAGGTCATCAAGAATAAGGTTTGTTTCGTTAGACATTGTTTTCTCCTTCATCAAGGCTAGGGTCTATAATTTCTACCGTCGGGACATTGCCGAGAGGCATTAGGTCTTCCATTGCACGAACTTCGTCGATAGTCATCCAGCCAGCCTCGATAGCGACCTTGTAGGACTCGTAGCGGGTCATTGTGTCTGGGCGAAGGATGGCTTCGATGTTAAACTGTGCTTTTTGTCGTCCTGGCAGGAAGTCGGTAAGTGCGTCCTCAATTACGATGAGGTATTGCATCAGGGTGAAGCGAATGAACGCCAACCACTCTTGCGATACGTTCTGGTAAGTGAGGGAAGTTCCTTCAGCGGAGGTGAGCATAAGGGTTGCTGGAACACCGAATAGACGGGCAACCTCAGTGACGGAGTATGCTTGGTTCTGAAGGAACTGTAATTCCTCTGGCTTGAGGTAGACGGGGGTGTAGTTCCAGTTCGAGCCAAGAACGGCAACGCCGTTTTTAGCCCCAGCAGTTTCGTTCCAAGCAGACTTGGCGGCGGCTACTTGTTCGTCAGTGATGAACTGGTCGGTACGCAGAACTCCAGAAGGAACTCCGCCCTTCTCAAACCATTGAGAGGAATAGTCACGGAGTTCGATGGCTCCTTGTAGGGAGGCTGATGCAGCCTGAATGGGTCCTAGTCCGAGAGGAGACCCTGGAGGTTGGAAAAGAGAGATGTGCTTGATACGCTGTGGCAGGTAAGTGACACCCTGATACTGGTAACGAACAATTTTGCCAGCAGTGTCAGTCTCGATAAGCATATCAAGAGGGTTAAGCGGGGTGAGGGCGACAAGTTTGCCAGCGGAGTCACGGTCAATGAACCAGTAAGCGTTACCCTGTGTGGAGAGAGAGACCATAGTCTGCTCGATAAAGGTCGAACGAGACGTGAGAGGGTTTGGCTGTCGGATAAAGGATGGTGAGGCTACTTCTCTATCATCTCGAACGGTTTGGATACTCATCTGCTTGGCTGTAGTGGTCAAGATGCTAACAGCACGGTAGACGGATGGTAAAGTTAGTGCTTCTCCGATGGTCACGGAAGAGCCTTGGGTTGCTCGGTTCGCTGGCAACAGGGCAGCGGGCATACCACGCTCTTCTGTTTTGGGCGTGACAAAGCGAGACACTATGTTTTCAATGAAACCCATACGTCACCTGCTTCCTATTCTATTGTACACCCGTTTATGAATGTTTATTATCTAACTACTGACAGGACTCGCACTGTAGCAAGTCCATTGGGTCTTGAGGGACTGTGTATTGGTCTTCGTTCATTAGTCTATTCTACCACGAATAAAATGTTTGTCCTAACAAACTACCATACGCCGAGAGGTTGTTCTCGTCTTGTTTCAGCAATGAAGGTTGCAAGCACCGTAGCCATCACAGCATCAATTTCGACACTGGAGTTCTTGCGAGAGATACGGAATGCATCGCCAACAGCCTTCCTACCTGTTATCGGCATCTGTAGCGAAAGTAACGGGTCATTGGCGTGTTTTATTTTCTGCTGGGCAACTTTGGCATAGAACGTCGCACTGGCATTGATAATTTCAGGCTGAGATGTAATGAATGTAGTCAGACCACGCTTCTTTAACTCTTGACCGAGTTCTTTGAGCGTGTAGCCGTCCATTACGAAGGTGGCAGGGGAATGCTTGGTCAGGTTGAGGCATATCTGTAGTAACTGCTCAAGGCTAGGCTTCACAAGGGATGCAACCAGTTCCGTATGTATAATGCCGTCTTTGTCTTTGACAGCAATGGCTACAGTGGCATAACCCCAGTCTGGTGTGCGGTCAATAGCAACAACAGGTCGAATACCTTCTGGGAATGCGTCATCCTCGTTACGACCACAGCGTTGCCACAGTGTCAGAGGCATAAAGGTCTTGTCTTCCGAGTCTACGAAGCGGTTGAGGCGATAGCGGATGACTTCAGTATCAGGCAGAGTACGGACATCCTGTAAAAGTGTCTTTGCGTCTAGTCGTCCAGACTCTAGGGCGGGGTTGCACTGCATTAGTAGTTCTAACAGTTCTTCGTCGTCTTCAGGTACTCGTGACTCTGGGCTTTCCCAAATGAATGCCCCGAAACCTTCGAGAGAACCATTGATAGCCTTCTCCGCTGTCTCGTAAAGACTTGTAAGCAGTTCCGAGTCTTGGTCTCCTGCTGTACTGATGCCATAGACGGCTGTTCCTTTTCGAGCACCAGTACCAGACACGATGGCTGAATAGACCGATGGCGAAACGAGGTGGAGTTCGTCGACGATGGCTGTGGTGACAGGGATACCTTGAAGCGATGCCGCATTAGACGCACGGATGATGTACTTGGAACCTGTCTTGGTTACGATGCCTCGTGTGTCAGTAATTTTAGTCATAAAGGCAGAGAGAGCAGGGTTGGCAGTGACCACACGAAGCAGACGTTCGTGAACGAGTCGTGCTTGGTCTGCGGTGGAGGCTACACCAAGGTTGGTCACACCGTTTGCCTTCAGGAGAGAGATGAGTCCAATTACGGACATCAATTCTGTTTTACCCTGTTGTCTTGGCATACTGACAAAAGCCTGACGATACCTTAGTTCCCCCTTGTCGTCCAACTCAAGGAGAGAGCGGATGAGCCACGTCTGCCACTCATCCAACTCAAAGTCCTTGCCGAATGCCGTCTTCCAAGCCACACGAATGATAGGAAGAAACTTATCAGCAAGGCTGGGAAAGTCTTCCTTCAAAGGTTTCGTGTACCTTGTCGGCAATAGCATTAGTCGCTAAGGTCCTTAATTAGTTGAGTTAACTCGTCTGCTGGACCAGTATCCTTTGGTGCTTCTTTAGCGAGGTTGCGGTAAGCAAGCCCATATTGCCCCATCAAGGGAGCGTGCAGGTCACCAGAGATAACTTGAGCATCAAGTTCACTTGCCATTGCGTAGAGCATAACGAGTGCTGGTGTGTGTTTTGGTTCCAACCACGGACTGGCTGTTTCGAACTCTTGTACTGCTTCTGTAAATGTTTTCATTTCATCCTCCTTGGATGTTTTAGGTTAGAGCGACATACTGAAGACTTGGAGGCGGGGTGAACTCGTTCCTCTGTTAAAGAACCGATGTCATCACTATCAGGCTTACCCGACTTCGCCCCTGCTGTCCCTACTACGTCGGCTACGTGGACTGTGCTGGCTACGCTGGCTG